TACCTGAGATACCCGGAATGGCTCGTCGAGGTTACCACGAATTCAAAGGTTCAAGGGCTGCTAATTTACGAGCAGATAGACAAAGACAATTAGATGAGGATGAAGCGAAAATAATGCGTTTACCTGATAATCATCCTAAAAAATTAGCATATAAGGAACAGATGACACAGCGTGGTCATGGTAGCAGATTTGAATCACCAACAGAGAAGACTGTTGAAGAAACAGAAACAGGTGCTGACCTTACATCAGGTGCCCCTTTAATTGGGACTCAGCCTAGTTTTGAAGCACCAACAGGGGACGTTGAAACACCAACAGGGGACGTTGAAACACCAACAGCACCTACTCCAGCAGAGCCAGAGAGTAGGAGTCAAGAGCGCAGGAATCAACCATTAGAGACACCATCCCTTCAAACTGGTCCAGAGCCTCAACCTACTCCAGAAACACCAGCAGCAGCAGCAGCACCAACTCCAGAGCCAGAAACAGAAGGAGAGGAAGTAAAAGAAGTCGCACAAGAGGCAGACTCACCTCAGGATTTTGTACAAATACTGTCACAAACACATCCAGAGGTGTATAAAAATTTATTCTCCCCAGATGAATCAGGCGACCCTACACGCTCAACAGGGCAGACCATGACTCGTGCTAGAAAAGTAGCAGAAGAATTAATGCAACATGTTCAAAGTCCTGAATTCGATAAAAATAGGACGATGAAAGAGGTTATGGATTATTTGAGAGAACAAGGAAGTAAATCAGCCTATACTCAAATGGGCAGACTAACACCAGATAGAAGGGCTGCCTTTAATCAAATATTGGGTATAGAAGGACCTCCTGCTGTTGAAACTCCTGCTGTTGAAACTCCTGCTGTTGAAACTCCTGCTGTTGAAACTGAGGCTCCGGCTCCTGTTGATGATGGATTTCAGTTTACATTACCACCAAAGGATGGCGTTAAAGAAGAAACTCCTTCTCCTCCAAAAGCAGGTAGCGGAAAACTTTCATTTGAGTTACCCAAATCTTTTGATAATCCAATAGACCTCGCTTGGGATGCTCTTGCTTTTAGGAAAAACCATCAGTGAGGTGGTTTGAGTGGACCTCTCACAAGATGTTATAGAAGACATTGATTGGGAAATGTGTAAGCGTGATTTCAAATTCTTTTTTGAGCAAATCTTAGGCTTTCAATTAGCAAACCATCATCGACGATGGTATGAGAATCTAGCATCGCATAATCGCTATTGTGTAAAAGCGGCTCGTGACCATGGTAAATCTACACTCTTTCTTGGGTATGTTCTTTGGAAAGTTTTGTTCAATGAAAAGACAGAGGCTGTTATTTTCAGTCATAGTTTACATCAGTCTATACATCATATGAGAAACCTCAACGACCTCATCAGTGGTGTTCCTATGTTTAACAAACTCAAGGCTCATGACTCTTGGTCAAAGACATTCTTTGGATTCACTAACGGGTCGCGTATCAGTGCAAAGTCAGTTGGTGGGGCTGTTCGTGGTATTCACCCTGATATCATTTTATGTGACGATATTCTATGGGGTACTACAGATACAGAATTACAACGTGTTGCTGGATGGTTCTATGAAGTTCTTACACCAACACTCCACCATACTGCACAATTATGTATTGTAGGTACACCCTTTACACCGACTGACCTCTATACCGAATTAGAAAGACGTGATGGATATTTAGTAGAAACTTACCCTGCTATAGATGGAACAGGTAAAGCATTGTGGCCTGAACGTTGGTCCCTCGATGCTCTTGATAGTCGTCGGAAAGATATGCCAGCAATTGCATTCACTCGTGAGTATTTGTGTGAGCCAATGGATGATATGTCTAGTTTATTCCCATCTACAGTATTACAGGCTGCAAAAGACAATACTTTGTCTTTAATGGATAGAGCAACAGGTGATGATGATGACCAATATTTCATTGGTTGGGACCCTGCGATTTCTTCTGACAGGCAGGCTGATTATACGGTAATGGTTGTTCTTCGCAGGCCATCTACTAACCCTGAACTTCTGGAGTTAGTACACGCTGTGCGCAAAAAGGGAATGGACTTCAGAACACAAATAATGGAAATTCAAAGATTGAATAATAAGTTTCAACCTGTTGTTATTGAGTTAGAGTCTAATCATTTCCAGCGTGTGTTTGCAACTGAACTTAGAGCAGATACGGACTTACCTGTAAAAACCTTCATTTCTACTAAACAAAGACGTGAGTCATTACTGATGGGACTTGTTATGAGGTTTGAAAATGAGCAATTACGTTTACCTTGGGGCGACGAGCGTTCCCGAGATATTACGAGTATTCTTGAGCGAGAGTTATTGATGTTTGGAATGTCTAAAAAAGGACGCTTAGAAAGCATAGCGCGTCACGATGACTTCGCATTAGCACTCGCGTTGGCTCATTGGGGCACCACAGAGTTTCGCGAGCGAATTGTTGATTTAGATGGACTTATGGAAGGTATATTATGAGTGCTCTCGACCGTGCTTGGATATTTCTCAAATATGATGAGACACGTCCTTTTGCATCCTCCACTCAGTCAAAACGTATTGCTGAGGCTGAATCTGTAGATGACCTAACTGCTTATGAGCAAAAACTCAAAGAGAAAGATATTCGATGTGAGAAATGTGGAAGATACTTTATGAGTGAAAGGGGTAAAGTGGAACATAATTGTTTAGGGAAACCAGTTGATTACCAACAACCATTGTCTCACGATGAGACGAAAGAATTGAAAGATTTCTTGAATATGTTTAGTAGTGGTGAACAACCAGAAGAAGAAAAATGTTTCTTGTGTAACGGTCTTGGGACTCTACCTGACGGGGACTTATGTCCAATATGTGGGTGATAATATGAAATGGGGAAGTATGCTTGTTGGCGATGAATATGATGTTATCATCAAAGAAGATGAAACAAACCCTGACCGTATTTGGGTAATAAAACAACTAGCACAACATCCATTATTTAAACAAGGCTCTATTACTGGTCCAACATTTGGTGATGCTCCTACTAGCCCTTCACAAGGTCAAGGTTCTCTTGGTGGTATGGTACCTCCAAAGCCCGAATCCGAAGAAGAAAAGAAAAAACGCGATGAAGAAATAAGGCGTCTCGTGGGTCAAATGAAATTAAGCGAAGAAGGTTGGTTTCAAACATATATGGGTTCTGATGCCGAAAGTCTTGTTAAAAATCTTAGAGAGAAAAGACGTGTACACAAAGGTATGCGTGATGAAATAGATTCAGCAATAGATGCTATTCGCATAATGAAAAGATTAGAGGTTGAGGAAACTCTCAAGTCTATCCCGTGGGTAACAAAACACATAGGTGTAATTCGTGAAATGGGTATCAGCGACCGAGATTTGATGAGTTTGCGTAAATTTGGCAATGTTCGTGAAACTTCACTCCGTCGTGCTTGTAAACAATGGGAGTCTGCAAATGATGTCATTAGTAAATTATCTCAGATAGATGGGAATTGGAACGAGGACCAACGCACTATATGGGTAGACGCCATACAAAAAAGAAAAGATGCTCGCTCTGCTTGGAGAAGTACACTTCATCAAACAGACAATTTAACTAAACAGGAAATAATATGGATGGAGCGCGCTACTAATCTTATCTCTGAGATGGGACCTATGGATTCGCGCACAATTGCTCATCATTTAATGGAGAATGATTCAAGAAATAGCGGCTTCACTATACAAAAAATGGCTAGTTTGCTCAAAACATATGGGCCAGAATATGATGTTATTAAAATGGGTAAAAGATGGGATATAGAAAAAACAGAACCAGAACTTTTGCTCAAAAATCCATGGGCTTATGCTGCTGGTTTCCTTGATGCTGATGGATATATTACAATCACTAAACGTGGTGAGCCTCGTGCTGGTATTATTGCTACAGGAGACCGTGGTAAGTGGCATTGTGAGCAACTCCACAAGGCTTTAGGTTGTGGTGTTTTACAATTAGATTTGAAAATCCATAAAAATAGCACAAGAACTCAACATCGTTTACAATTTTATAGTAAAGATGATTTAACTAAGTTATTGAAAGGACTTCGTCCTTATCTCCGAATGAAAAAGGAACAAGCGAGTGCTGTATTAGAGCATTTGAGTCTTCGTGGTGAAAAAGGAGAGTTAATTAATAAACGAAAAAATGAGTTGTTTCGCATTGTAAAATGGAATAATTGGAAAGATGACCCTAACAAGCGTCAAGAATTACTTGATGAATGGAAGGTTGATGAAGCAGAGGTGCAGTCGTGGAGCATGGGCGACCCCGACGCACTTGGCTCTGAGGTGATATGATGGCAGAAGA